CGAGCCTCACCAAGCTCAATGGAAGATTCATAAGTCAAAGAAGAGATTCAGGATAGTCGCTTGCGGAAGAAGGTTCGGAAAATCTTTGATGGCAGCGAACGAGACCACTAAGTTTGCATACGAGAACCCGAGGGAAACCACTTGGTGGGTAGCTCCTGTGTACTCGCAAGCTGCAATAGGATTCAAGATGATAAAGAACAGCTTTCCTGATCTCATAAAGAATGCCAATAGCGCGAGCCTCAAAATCGTTCTGCACAACAACGCAAAGATAGAGTTTAGATCTGCAGAGCGTCCAGACAACTTGCGTGGAGAGGGTTTAGGTTGGGTAACGATAGACGAGGCGGCTTTCATGTCAGAGGAAGCGTGGTGGGAGGCTCTTCGTCCAGCTCTTTCAGATAGAAAAGGAAGACTGCTAGCGATAGGAACTCCAAAGGGAAAGAATTGGTTCTATCGATTGTGGATAAACGGTCAAGACAGAGATCAGGAAGACTTTGAATCTTGGCAGATGTCAACATACGAGAATCCTTACATAGACCCATCCGAAATCGAAGCTTTAAGAATGACACTACCAGAAAGAGTATTCCGTCAGGAAATTCTAGCGGAGTTTCTTGATGATACTGGTGGTGTCTTCAGATACGTCGATGAAAACATCAGACCGTATTCGATTCCAACGACGGCAGAAGGACTAGTAACACTTGGGGTTGACCTTGCTAAGTACGAAGACTTCACAGTGCTTGTAGGTGTTGACGATTCTGGAAAGGTTGTGTATTTCGACAGGTTCAATCAGATTGATTGGGCTTTGCAGAAACGAAGAATCATAGAGGCCGCCAGAAGCATGGCTGCGAAGGTAGTAATTGACTCGACTGGTGTAGGAGACCCTATATTTGAAGACCTGTCTAGGGAGATATGGGTAGAGGGCGTGAAGTTCACCTCGTCATCGAAGACCAACATAATAAACAACTTGGCTATGAGGATAGAACAACACGATATTACATATCCAAACATTCCTGAATTGTTAAACGAGCTTAAGCTCTATCAGTACGACTTAAGCCCGACAGGTAAGCTGAAGATGAACGCGCCAGCAGGAAAGCACGACGACTGCGTTATAGCATTGGCTTTGGCGGCGTGGGGCAACTCCTCTGAAGGTAATCCTTCTGTTCGTCTCTTGTAGGAGCTGAGTATGAACATATTTCAGAAGATGTTTACAGGACTGCGAAAGAGTTTCTCAATGCAGGGTTGGCAGCCGCTTTATGACTCGATAACATCAGATGAAGAGTTTGCCAGAAGGCCATTGAGAGCTAATGAAAAAGTGTCTTGGGTATATGCTTGCGTAAAATTCATATCGGCAAGTATTATTTCTGCTAATCTCAGGCTTTATAAGATACAGCCAGATGGCTCGTGGGACGAGATTACGAGCGATCCAGTTCTCGATGTTATAAACAGTCCCAACTCTTATATGTCTAGGACAGAGCTGTTCTTCCTGCTAGGCCAGTTTCTTGAGCTGACAGGAGAGGCAACGCTTTTGAGGATAAACGATATGTTTGGAAGAACGGTTGGACTGTATCCTCTGAACCCGCTAAGTTTGGAATTGAAACTCGAAGGCGGTTGGCCTAGCAAATGGATATACAGATCTTACAGTGAAGGACGTTCTTACGAAACAGAATACAATTATTCAGACATCCTGCAAATAAAATACCCTAATCCAAGCAACGTTTTCAGAGGCCTTTCTCCAATATCTGCTATTGCAGATGCAACTGACACGGCGTACTACGTTGAGAAATGGCAAAAGAATTTCTTCAGGAACTCAGCCGTTCCTTCTGCTGTAATACAATCTGAAAGAACATTGTCAGATGCTCAATTCAAGAGGTTGAAAGCGGAGATAGACGAGAAATACCGCGGTGTATCTAACGCGCACAAGGTTATGCTGTTCGAGAACAAGTTGGAGTTCAAGCCTATAACAATGCCTATGAAGGATATGCAGCTCCTTGAGCTTAAGCAGTACAACAGGCAGGAAATAGCAGCTATATATGGACTTCCTCTTGCGAAGCTCGGCATAGTAGAGGATGTTAACAGAGCTAGCGCTGAACAGCTTGATTACACATACGCAAAAGACGTTATTACTCCGAAGCTCGTGATGATAGCTGAGACTCTTACAAAAGCTCTTCTCAGAGATAACGGAATCAAAGACAAGGTGTTTTTCTATGACAGCGTTATACCTAAGAACATGATGCTGGAGACTACGAGAAACACTCAGTATTTAGACCGTGGTGTTCTGACAATAAACGAGGTAAGAGACGAAATGGGGTTGCAGCCTGTACCGTGGGGCGATGAGCCGTTCAAGAAGGCTGAAGAAGGAGAAAAACCTAAGGACTTTAAAGAAGCTGAAGATGGAAAGAAGGTGATGTTTTGAAGATCGAAGAGATTGTAAAACAGCAGATAGATCATCTCTTCGGAGACATAAACGCTGAAGTTGTTTCAGAGGGCAAATCGTTCTCTATCCTCTCATATGGAACTGCAATAAAATTTTCGATGGAAGATGAAACGGTTCTCGAATCTAAAGACCTGAAAGACCTCATAGGAAAGGAAGTAACAATTGATCGTGTAATCAGCGGCATGGAAACAGAGGTTGACAAGGCCAACGACGAAGAGAGGACGCTCAGAATGGTTGGCTCTACAGGTGAGGTTGACAGGCTCGGAGACATCATAGACGTTAAGGGATGGAAGCTTGCTAATTACAAAAAGAATCCAGTTATCCTGTTCGGGCATGACGCTTGGATACCTGCCGTAGCTAGAGCTAAAGAAGTTAAGAAGGAAGATGACAAGCTCACGTTCCTTATAGAGTTTCCTCCAGAGGGAGTAAACGATCTGTCAGACAAGCTTTTTAACCTTTACAAGTTGAAGATCATGCGGGCATCTTCGGTAGGGTTCTTGCCTCTTAAATACGATTGGATCGAGGACGAAAGCGGGCGTTACAAGGGCATACACTTCATGGAGCAAGAGCTTCTCGAGCTTTCCCTTGTCAATGTTCCAGCACATCCCGCAGCGTTGGCTATGAGCCTGTATGGAAAGGGAATCAATCATCAGCATTCCGCAATGAAGATCGAGATAGATACGGAGAAAATGCAGGAGGCTCTCGAACCGTTAAAGAAGGCAATTGAAGAATCGCAAATGTGGATAAAAGAGAGAGCAGATGAAATAAACAAGGCACTTAAGTATATACAGAATTTCGAGTTGTCACAAAAGCTAAAGTCCGTATCGGACGAGATTAAACGAAGCATTAAGGAGGTAAGGTAATGGAGATAACAGAAGCTCTTGAAAACATGAAAACTGATATTGTGAATCAGGTTAAGACAATTGCAACAGTTACGCCAGACGTTATTAGGAACGAGATAGACGCTTATCTCAAAGAAAAGGCTCTTGGCGCGCCTGTTCCAGAAACACCTGTTTCAAAGTCAACAGAGAAGGAACTCAGAGAACTCGTCAAAGCAATAGTAAACAGAGATCACGGAGTAGCTAAGGCACTTACTGGTCAGAACGACGCAACTGGTGGGTATCTTGTACCTGACGATTTTGTTGGGAGAGTAGATGAACTGGCCTACAAGTATGGGCTAACGAGGCAGTTTGCAAATCAAATGAAAATGGGTGGAAGAACAGCGAAGATTCCTAAACTCACATCTGAACCTGCAGTGTCATGGGTAACAGAGGGAGGCACAATAACCACTGGTCAGCCAGCTTTCGGATTGACTCAGCTCAATATCAAGGATGCTGCGATCATCGTTCCAATAACAAACGATCTGCTTGAAGACTCGGAGATAGACATAACAGCAATACTCGGAAGGATATTTGCTCGAGCGTTTGCGAGGGGAGAGGACTACCAGACATTCAACGGAGACGGCTCTGTGTTTACTGGCATAATGAACCACGCTGAAGTTCCTGTGGTTACTATGGCGAACACAAAAACTGCATTCACAGACATAACGGCAAACAACCTCCTTGATCTTAACGCCGCTGTCCACGAAGCTGCTGAAGAGAACGCAAGATACTTCATGCACAGAACAGTGCTGAACATTGTCAAGAAGCTCACGAACGGAGCAACTGGCCCTTACCTGTTCACAGGGCCTACGATATGGGAATACCCATATTCAAAATCATCCCTTCTTCCGGCTGCTTCTGCAAGTGCACCTAGCACTAAGTTCATGTGCTATGGAGACCTCGGATACGTGTACTTTGGAAAGAAGAAGGAGCTTACTCTTCAGATTGCCGATCAGGCAACAGTTGGTGGAGTTGCCCTCTTCGAAACAAACATGATGGCAATAAGAGCTATCGAAAGGGTAGCGATAACTATTGCCTTCCCAGAAGCCTTTGCAGTCCTGAAGACTGCTGCTGCTTAACAACAAGAGGGGCGCAAGCCCCTCTTTTAATGAGGTGATGAAATGAAGAGAACAAAGTTAGCACTTGTTATGATTATCGTTGTTACTTTTGCAACGATGTTGGGGTTCTCTGTGCTTGAGAACACAAAAGCTTTTGAGATTTACCCTTTGGCACAGATAACATCCCTTGCGACACCAACGACGGTCGATCTTCGAGGATATGAACGGATGCACGTTATAGGGCAGCTATCAGCTTCCGCTACAACCACAACGGTAACAGTAAAATACTACAAATCCGCCACCGCTGATGGCACTAAAACTTTGGCTTATACAGGAACCGCTATTACAGACGACGTTGGCTGGTTTGAGCTTGAGATTGTAAAAGATATTGGCTATCCGTTTATAACATTCTCTCTCACGCCTTCAGCAACACTAACGATTGGAGTTGTAGGTGTATTGTACGGAAAAGAATCAGCCCCATTCTAGGCGGTGCGAATAGATGAAGACTGTACGAGTAAAGAAACCCATCTTTGTGGGTTCGACAATAGGTGCTGGAAAAATCCTGAACATAGACGAAGATATATTCACAGCGTTTGGAGAGGAATATCTTGAGGTAGTCGAGCCTACAGAAGGGAATGACAAAGATGGTAACACTGACGGAACTGAAAAACCACCTAGCGATTCAAGACGACAAGCACGATCTAAGACTAAACGCGCTTCTTAGGGGAGCAATCGCTTTTGTAAAGTCTTATTGCGGTCGTCAATTCACATACGGAGTATATACTGAGCAGGTAGAGTTTATAAACGGAGTCGGATTCATCAATGAATCACCTATTGACGAAGTAGTCTCCGTTGTTGATTCTTCGGATAACACCTATGCTGTTTGGTACACAACAAACCTCTGCATGATAAAGCTTGAATCAAAGATAACAGACATACTCACAGTTTCTTACAAGGGTGGTTACAGCACAATTCCAGAAGACTTGAAGCTGGGTGTCATGCAGTATTGCGAGTATATGTGGAACAAGCCAATGGGTGTTCATGGAACTGGAGAAGCGGAGCTGAGAACGTATTACGAGGATTTTGATACTTCAGTAATAGATCTTTACAAGGTCGTGAGAATATGAGCCTCGCATGGAGAGTAGCAAGAGAAGGAGAGATCGTTGAGGTCTTGAGAGACGTTATTGAAGAAGACTCCATAAGGGGCGAAGTTAGAGTCGTCGGTCATACAAGGAGACGCATAAAAGCCATAGTAAGACTCGCGTCGCTAGACACGCTTTCAGTCATACAAGGACTTGTGCCGAACGACTCTATTGTTTTGTACACAGATGACGATGTTCTCGTAAACGACAGCGTTGTATGGAGAGGAAGGACATACTCGATTGTGAGAGTTCAACCTAATGAATCTATCTCCAAATGTTATGCGAAGGTGATGAGATGAGCGTTAGCCTTTCTGGACACAGAATGCTCGCGTCTTGGAAGTCGAGGGCACTTACAGCAGTTGAAACTTACGTTGACTCAATAATAGTGGGCAGACTAAATGAGGCAAAGTATGAGGCCATCGACACGCTGAAGCAGAACGACAACATTGTTACTCACGAATTAGCAAATGAAAGCTCGTTCGATATAGTCAAGACAAAGGGAGGCAACTTGACAACCTCTTGGTACTTGACTAACACAGCGCCACACGCTCCGTATGTTGAGAGGGGAACGCGACCTCACTATCCTCCATTGAGAGCGTTGATAGATTTTGTTGTCAGAAAACACGGTTTATCAGAAAGAGAAGCATGGCCAGTAGCAGTAGAAATTCAAAAGACAATAGGTACTAAAGGCACGAAGCCTTATCCATTCATGAGACCAGCTTTTGAAAAGATGAGAGTGAAGCTGAAGAAAGACCTAAGACGCTTCTCTAAGGATTCTGGTGTAGGAGGAAGAGCGTTCACAAGATACTACGGAGAGTGATTGCATGGAGAAGTTTATTGACAGTCTTATAAGACAAATCAAAGCATACTTTGCAAAATACTCTGTATCTGCGAACGTAATAACTGACTACACAAAAGCGCATCAATCAATGCCTTGCATAGTCATTACAAGGGTTTCCGGTCAGCCGGTAAAGTTCATTACTGTAACGATAGAAAGCAAGACAGCAACTGCTGCAACGCTTCTCAGATCGCGAGAAGCGTACTCGATTCTCTTTCAACTAGACATATTCTCAAAATCATCGAGGGAAAGAGATTCGCTTTTCAGTAGTTTGCACTCAGCTCTGAAGACTATAAAAGACGCAACATTCATTGACCCTATATTCTTCAGGCACATCACTCACTTTGAAACTGAAAATGATGAGGATTATTACAGGTTCTCTCTCGATTGCAGGTTTTGGGGATTCGATATGTTCAGAGAAGCACACGATCTAGTGTTAGAAACAGAGTTAAATTCAACGAAAACATAAGGAGGCAAGAAAATGTCGAGTTTGATACCCGGAGTAAGTGTAGATGTAAGAACGTTTCCAGTAGCTCCAAACGTATCTGGGAGCGGTGGAACAGTAGGGTTTGTTGGTGATTTCGTTTTTGGCCCTTTGAACGAGATAATATCGATAAACTCTCCATCAGAAATAAATAGTAAACTTGGTGGACTCGGGAAGGCGGATGCAAGAGCGCTGTATGCTATCCTTCTTCAGAGGCCAAAAGCATTGAAAGTAGTAAGAGTAGCAGGATCTTCAGCTGACTACGCGACAAAGACGCTTCTTGCAGCAGGAGAAGCAGATTCACTTACTCTTACTGCAAAATACAAAGGAGCTTACGGCAACAACATAACGTTTGCTGTTACCGACGGTGTTCTCACTATTACATATGGTGGAGAAACAGAGAACTATTCCTTTACCACTCTCGATGGACTTGTTGATGCGATAAACGATCACAGTGAGCTTGTTACTGCTACAAAAGACGGAACATTAGTACCAGTAAACGTTTCTTCAACGGCTCTTGCAGGTGGCACAGATGGAGTTGTGAACGATGCAGCATATATCGGAGGGTTCGACAATATAAATGACTCAAGAACTGGCCTGTCTCTTTTCGAGACAGATAAAGACATTGATATAGTTACAATCGGTGGTACCCCTTCGGCAACAAAGAACACAGCTCTTGCTGCTCATTGTGAATCGTTCAAGAGGATAGCGTCAATTCCAATAATTGCAACGCTCCTCGCTAACGTAATAACTGAAGTGGTATCTTATTCGTCAGCAAACGGGCAGAATGTGTCGGCATATCCAAACCTGACTTTCACAATAAGTGGAACTAATTACTCGATAAACAGCGGCATAGTATATGCTGGGCTTCTCGGGAGAATGGATCCACACAGATCTTCTGCTAACCAGTTCATATTCGGTTGCGTTGGTACTGACAGAGGGCTTACAGCTTCCGAGATGGAACAGCTAATAATCGCTGGAGTAAATCCTATTACTCTGAAAGGTAACGGATATGCTGTAAGGCACGGACTGACCTTTGCGTCTTCAATGGACTGGAAGCAGGTAGGTGTTAGAAGAGTTTTCAACATAATGGTTAAGGATCTCGAAGAGATTCTTGACGAGTTCGTCGGAGAACCTAACGGTGAAGATCTGTGGAGAAACGTAATCGCAAGAATGGACGGATATATGAGGGGTCTTAGGACCGCCAACTGGATTGAAGACTTCCTCAATCAGTGTGATGCAACAATAAACACGCCAGAAGTAGTGAGCGCTGGTAGATTGTTGGCAAAGTCTTATGCAAAACCTAGATACATCTCTCACTACATAGGAATCGAGCTGAACAAAGTAATAGAAATGATTGTTCAGAAAAAAGAAGAATCTGAATAAGGAGGTCAAGCATGGCCGTTGAATTGGTACTTGGAGAAGATATTGAAATAACTTTTGGTGGGTTAGCAGGAATAGAAATCGATGGCGACATAGA